TTATCACAAGAACAGTTATTTGAGTATATAAAAGAACACTATAATGGGTATGCAATTACTACAAGGCCGGTTATTGTGCGAACAGGAGATGGTACCATTAGTGAATTCAGAGACTCTTTATCTGGTAGATATGAATTAGGAGAAACAATCACAGGGTCTGTATCAGGCGCAATTGGTACACTCACTAAGAAAAACATTGATATGAACCAATTAGTGATTCAAGATATGCAGAATACAAATAGATATTCAGGCGATGGTGCATTAAATAATAATAACTACGAGTTCTTAATTGGATCAAACACACAAGACACTGTTGAATCATATGAAGTGTTTAACTATGCAGATGCACCACATCACTATTATATTACAGATGAAGATGGTATTCAAAGAGAGTATACTAATATGACCTTCATTAATCAGGAAGATGTTGCCACACCTGCCGCCTCGTTAAGCTATGTTTCTAATAGACAATATGTTAATGATTTAAATGAAGAGCGTAGTAGAATCAGAGTTATTAACCCTAATTTCATCGGCAGATTCATAGAAAACTTCGAGAGCTTATTAAATGAGTAGTCTATCACAGAATAGAGTAGGGCCAGACGGCGTTGCATCTACTCCCACAACATATGAAGTTGTAGGTGTAGTAATAGAAGCCAATAACGTAAAGAATAAATCAAATACACCTTATCTCTATGATATTACTAATATGGTTGCGTATTTCTCTGTCTATGAATCACTTGAATCACCAGGGCTAGAAGTTGTATTATCTGTAGGTGATACATTAAGTTTAATGGAGAAACTTAAGCTATCAGGTAACGAGCAGATTAGTATTAAAGTCAAGAGAAAGGAACCTAGCAAGGAAACGAAATCATTCACAATAGCCACGCGTATAGCAGAGATATTTAATTATAAGAGACTCAAGCCCGGATTGAACACATATAACATTAGATGCGTCACAGAGCATATGTATGTGAATAATCTAAAGCTTTTAAAGACTCCTTTTTCTGGCACTCCATTAGAGATTATTAAGTATGTTAGCAAAAGCATATTGGACATTAAAGTAGAAAGCTCAGAAGGATCTAAAAACATTATTAAGGGTATCTTTCCTAATATCAGACCTCTGCAGGGTATACAATGGCTACTCAGACAATGTTTCGATCAAAGCACACCATTCTTTTATTATCAGACATTGAATAATAACGCACAAATTCACTGTAAATCATATAAATCTCTCTTAGAAGAAGATGTCTATGATACCTATACATATAGTCCATTCATTGATTCAGATATAGCATTAGAAACAGAAGAAGGCTACGAGTATGAAAGGACTAATATAAGAGATATAACATCAGATTACAATCAGGGTAAGTTCTTATCGGCTTATAATGGGGCATACGGTTCAACACTGCATACAATAGATGTATCAGAGAAGAAGTATTCTAAGAGTGTATACGCATATAAGGGTAACAATTTACGGTTAAATCAACACATACCATTTAGCGTATCAGAACGTGCGAAGGTGCAGGATGCTATATTTTCTTCGTATAGCGAGTCAAAGAGTTATTTTATATCCCTGAACTCTAAGGCCTTCAATGACTCTCAGAACTATATGAGCCCTTCTCCAGCCGACTTACCTAAGGCAATGGCTTACTTGGAGAACCTGAATTACCAGAAACATACCATTCAGATTGCGGGTGACTTTGATATGAGCGTAGGGAAAAAGATTAAAGTGGAGATCAGAAAGGCCCAAGAAGATGTAGATGGGTCTGGCATAGATAAACTCCAATCAGGTGTTTACTTAGTAACACAGATAGAACATGTATTTGATAAGGGATACTATCAATACTTAACGATTCAAAAAGACTCTAGTGAGGTGGATTTAGATGCTACAAAATGATATGTTCGTAGGTGGACAGTTTGCATGGTTTATAGGTGAAGTAAAGGACGTTAATGATCCTAATATAATGAATAGAGTGCGTGTATTACCCTTTGGTTACTATGATTCTACTATAGAGGCAGAACATTTACCGTGGGCTACTGTGATGATGCCTAATACATATGCTTCTATACAGGGTGTTGGTGGGAATCATCAGTTAATGGTAGGGTCGTGGGTGATTGGTTTCTTCCGAGACGGTAATAGTGCTCAAGACCCTGTTATCATGGGAACCTTTTCTGCTAAGACAGAAGACATACTTGATTTGCCGCTACAGGTAGATGAGCACTATCCTAATAATAAGGTACATACTACAGAGGCAGGACATAGAGTAGAGTACGATAATGAGCCTGGTGAGGAACGAATAGAGATTACTCATAAAGATAATCACACTATTAGAATGATTGAAGAAGAAGTGCGAATTCGACATAAAGATAATCACACTTTTACAATGAATGTAGAAGAAATCGAATTGAGACACAAGAGTGGTACAATTATTAATATCAATGAAGAAGGCACTGTGCTAATAGACGCAGTAAACGATATCGTGAACATAGATGGTAATACTACTATCACTGGTACCCTTACTGTATCTGACTCTACTACGCTTCAGGACACCTTAGCTGTGAGTGGAGCACAGACTAATGAGAGTACCATTGTGGCTAGTGATACCATTACGGATAGTGGGGCTACGTTGGCCACTCATACACATACTATATCAGGTGGTTCTTCTGCTGGTAAAACAAAGAAGCCTGATTAAACACTTACATAAAAGGTATAAATAACTATATGGCTAATATAAATGACGGAGACATAATCACCTCACCTTCTATACTATCAGATAGAAGTGTTTCAGGTAGAGTGAATAAAGCATCTAATGTATCTCGTTCAAAGGGATATAGTGATTTAGACTTAAAGCTAACACTGCATAAGATCAGAAAAGATATTATACCATTAAGAGATGACCAGGCAGTAAAGAACTCATTACGTAACCTAATACTGACTAATTTCCATGAACGCCCCTTTCAAGCCGCTACAGGTGCTAATTTAAGAGGGTTATTATTTGAACCTGCTGATGCTATAACAGAACTTGCATTAGAGGATAATATTAAGAGAGTATTAAAGGACGAACCAAGAGTGAAGCCTATATATGTGGCTGTTGATGATTTATCTGATAGAAACGCTTATAGAATAACAGTAAAATTTTTAATTACACAATCTGACCAAGAAAGCACAGTCGAGATTGTACTACGTAGATTAAGGTAGAATTATGGCAACTAATTTAAATGTAACAGAACTTGATTTCGATCAGATTAAAGATAACCTAAAGAATTATCTTAAGCAACAAACAGAGTTTAATGATTATAACTTTGAAGGTAGTGGTTTGTCAACCCTCCTTGATGTACTTGCATATAATACACATTATAATGCCGTTGCTGCTCACTATTCTTTAAATGAGGCCTTTCTTGACTCTGCACAGATACGTGGTAATGTGGTAACAAGAGCTAAGTTGTTAGGATATGTGCCAAGATCGGTACTTGCTCCTAGGGCTTCTATTACATTAACAGTAGATAATACTGCCGGGCCTTCTTACCCCACTACATTAACTCTACCAAGAGGTACTAAACTCACTACTACAGTACAGGGAGAAACCTATCAGTATGTTGTAGTGAACTCTCAAACGGTTACAGGTAGTGCGACTCAACAGTTTGTCTTTGAAGATGTTGTTATTGCAGAAGGTACCTATAAATCTCTCTTATACAGAGTTGATAATGACATTGAGTCACAGAAATTCCAGATTACAGATTTAGACGTTGATACATCTACATTAAGAGTTCGTGTACAGGAAAACGAAGAGGCATTGACCTACGACATTTATAGTAGGTTTGAATCACTCTTAAACGTTGACGCTGCATCACAGATTCATTACGTACAAGAAAACACTAACGGCCGATATGAAGTATATTTTGGTGATGGTGTTATTGGTAAGAAACCGGTTAATAATAATATCGTTACCTTAGATTACATCTACACGCATGGTGAAGAAAGTAATGGGGCATCTACGTTTAACTTATCATCTACGCTTGGCGGACTAGTTAACGCATCCTATACAGTAACCACAGTGACTCCAAGTGCTGGTGGTTCAGATAGAGAGTCTATAGAATCTATTAGGTTCAACGCACCTCTGACATTTACTGCACAAAATAGAGCCGTAACATCAGATGATTATAGAGCCATCATACTGAAATCATTCGCTAATGTATCTTCTATTAGTACATGGGGTGGTGAAGATAATGACCCTGTTGATTTTGGTAAGGTATATGTGGCAGTGAAGCCTCTTACTGCAGCCACCTTGACTCCTGCCGAAAAGTTAACAATTAAGGATACCGTATTAAAGGGCAAAAATATCGTGTCTATTACGCCCGAAATTGTAGACCCTAACTTTACTAATTTAGAGCTTGATGTCTTCTTTAAGTACAACCCTAACCTAACTGATAGAACTAATGTTGAATTACAAGGTGTAGTAAGAGATACTATTAGTGACTACAACTTTAATAACCTCAATAAATTTGATGGCGTGTTTAGGTACTCACAAATATTAAAAGCCATAGATAGTTCTGATAGGTCTATTCTAAACTCTACTATCCGACCTTATATGTTCCAGACTATATCGGCTAAGACTACACGTAATCTAAATAACTTTAACCTAACATACGCTTCTGGTATCTTTGAATCAGGTTCCGAAAAGGAGTTTATTTTAAACTCTACTGCATTTAAAATTGGGGGTGTTGACCATTACTTAGGTGATAAGGTGGTTACAGGGTCTTCTAATAGGACCATTATTGTATACAAGATAGTTGAAGGTTCTAATATTACGGTGATTAATAACGCCGGTACTATTGAAGCTTCTAAGGGTAGAGTGACTATTAATAATTTTGCTGTAGATACCGATACAGATATTAAGGTAACAGTAATACCTAATAGTTTAGATATTGCGCCTAAAAGAGATCAGTTATTAAATATTGACCAGACTTATGTGTCTATATCGGCAGAGGTAGATACTATCTCTACTGCAGGTGCATCAGGTTCCATTGACTATATCACTAACTCAAGGTTAAGATAATATGGCAGAGAATAATTCACCAGGGTACATTGAAACAGTAGCCTCTAGTAAGAAAAAGACTAAAGAGAATCTGAGAATACAACAGGTAATACCGAGTGAGATTTTAGAGGCGTCTGGTGATACAGGTATTCAGTTACTCTTAGAGAAATACTACGAGTTTATGAACCTCAATGAGTTTATATATGAGCAAGAAGAGACTCATACAGACCTAGTTTTGGATGGCGTTGCACGTTTTCGTATCTCTGATCCTGACAATGAAAACAATCAGTTTTATACAGATGAACAGGGTAATAGCTCTACATTAGTGATTAAGGGACAAGACGGTAATACTGCTACAGTGGCTTTGAATAGTGCTAATGTGGCTATATCAAATGGTAACGAGCTACCTGGCTCATTAAGAAATAGTACATCAGAAATAGGCAAGACAATGACCATCAGTGGTTTATCTGCATACAATGGTGATGTTGCCTCTTTAACCACACCGATTAAAAATTGGGTAGGTCCTGGTCCCTCTTATGTCTTAAATGCCATAGAGGACTTTATGGACATTGACAAGAACTCTGATAGTGAGCTAGACGCGAGTAATCAGTACCTAGAAATGATGCAGAAAGAAATTGCCTCTGCCATTCCAAGAGGACTACTGGTAAATAAAAATACGCTTTATAAAAGAATCGTAGACTTCTATAAGGTGAGAGGTTCCTCTGATTCTATTGAGACATTCTTTAGGTTACTCTTTAACGAAGAAGTTGAAATTGAGAGACCTTATGATAATACTTTAATACCTTCATCAGGAGATTGGTTCAGTGATACTAATCAGTTTATTTCTACTAAGGGATTTCTTTCTGAAAAGAAAATAAAGATACATGATAGTTACAGATACCAAAAATACTCTTACCTCATTAAAACAGGTAAAAATTTAACTGACTGGGAATATACGTTTAACAGATTAGTACATCCTGCTGGATTTATCTTCTTTGGTGAAATTCTGATCCTTATTAACCTAGTAAGAGATGCTCTCGGTGATGGTAAGGTAGAAAAGGGTATTAATGTACCTACTAAAAATTTAGAGACTGGCTTAATAGTAGATCAATTAGTGAATGCGTATGGTAGAACTAATAGGTTTACTCTCTCCTCTATGCCTGGTATTCAACCTGGTGTTATTGGTGCGGAAGACTTACCATTACTTGTAGAGATGTTCGCAGCTATGTTCGGACCTCAACCAAAGGCTCTATTAAATAAGACAGCAATTCTTTCGCCTGTTGTTTCAAGTGGTGTTGTAACTTCGGTAGAGATAG